TGGAGACACATGGTTTCTTGCAAGAGAATATTATATGTGGTTAAACTTTCTACCAATCTTTGATAAAGAAGAACAGAATTTTGGTTTTGCTAAAATTAGAGATGCTCAATATCATATGGCATTATATGAACTCTTAGCAGAACTAAACTATAAACATGCCGCTATATTAAAGAAGAGACAGATTGCTTCTTCATATTATCATATGGGTAAGTTTATAAATCAGCAATGGTTTGAATCAGGTGTTACTCTTAAGATGGGTGCTAGTCTTAAAGATTACATTAATGAAAAAGGTTCTTGGAAATTTTTACAGGAATATGCTGCATTCTTAAATGAACATACAGCATGGTACCGTCCTATGTCACCAGAGAAAGTAATGATGTGGCAACAAAAGATTGAAGTAAGAAAAGGAGATAGAAAAACTGAGGTTGGTCTTAAAGGTACTATACAAGGTATGTCATTTGAGAAAGATCCAACAAGTGGTGTAGGTGGACCTGTTAAATACTTTTTTCATGAAGAAGCAGGTATTGCCCCTAAGATGGATCAAACTTTTGGATATATCAAACCAGCACTAAAATCAGGTTTAATTACTACAGGGATGTTTATCGCAGCAGGTTCTGTTGGTGATTTAGATCAATGTGGTCCCTTAAAAGACATGATTAATAATCCTGACGGTAGTGACATATATGCAATTGAATCAACATTATTAGATCCTAAAGGTACTAAAGGTATGACAGGTTTGTTTATACCAGAACAATGGTCTATGCCTCCCTGTATAGATGATTATGGTAATAGTCTTGTTACTGAAGCTTTAGAATATTTAGATAAATATTTTGAAGAATGTAAGAAAAATATGAATCCAGAAGCATATCAACTTGAATTATCTCAGCACCCAAGAAATATAGAAGAAGCTTTTGCTCATAGAACAGTATCTCTTTTTCCTACACATTTATTAACAGCACAGGAAAGAAGGATAGAAGATAAAGAATATGGTTATGAGTATTTAGATATATCTAGTGATGCTGAAGGAAAACCATCAGTTACAAAAAGTAACAAAAGACCTATAGCAGAATTTCCTATTTCTAAAAAAACAGAAGACAAAACAGGATGCATAGTTGTTTGGGAAAGACCAGTATCTGATCCTACATTTGGAATGTATTATGCATCTATTGACCCTGTATCAGAAGGAAAGACAACTACATCAGAATCATTATGTTCTATATATGTAATGAAAGCACCAGTTCAAGTAACTAAAGTATCTGGTGTAGAGACAGAAACCTATATAGAGCAAGGTAAGATTGTTGCTGCATGGTGTGGTAGATATGATGATATTAATCAAACACACAAACAATTAGAACTTATAATTGAGTGGTATAATGCTTGGGCACTAATAGAAAATAATATTTCTTTGTTTATTCAGTATATGATATCTAGAAAAAAACAAAGATACTTGGTCCCTAAGAGTCAAATTATGTTTCTAAAAGATATAGGTTCTAATGCTAACGTTTTTCAGGAGTACGGTTGGAAAAATACAGGAACACTTTTTAAAGCACATCTTCTTAGTTATGCTATAGAGTATTGTAAAGAAGAATTAGATCAAGAACTTAAACCAGATGGTACAGTTGTAAGGACAACTTATGGTATTGAACGTATTCCTGACCCTATGTTAATTACAGAAATGAGAGAATATGCATATGGTGTCAACGTAGATAGGTTAGTATCCTTTGCAGCATTAGTTGCTTTTATGCATATACAACAATCAAATAGAGGATATACTAAGAGAACAATTATGGATGATGCAGCTAAAAACTTGCAAAAGTCAGAAAATTTGTTTAAATTAAATAAGAGTCCGTTTAGACATATAGGTAATGAAGTAAAAAATAAAATGAGTGGATTAAAAAGATCTGCCTTTAGAAATATTAAATAATTAAATTATGCAAATAATTAATGCATTACAAGCTAAAAAAGGTGCTAAAACACAAAACAATAGAATTGGTAGCATTACTCAACCTTTACAATTTTTGTCTAAAAAAGATAAAGATGATGAATGGGGTGCTTGGAATTTAGATTGGTTAGAATTTCAAGGATTAAGACAAATCCGTAGAAATGCTAGAAGGCTAATGAAGAATTATAAATTAGCTAAAGGTGTTATTGATAAAACGGATTACATAGTTGAAAATGATAATGATTATAAAGAGATTGTAGAATTACTTACAAAAGAAGACTCTTCTGCATTAGAATTAAAATTTTATCCTATTATTCCAAATGTTATAAATGTTTTAGTAGCTGAATTTGCAAAGAGATCAACTAAACTTACATACCGTGCTGTTGATGAATTTTCATATAATGAAATGATGGAGCAAAAAAGAGCAATGGTAGAAGAAACTTTATTAAGTGATGCTCAAGTAAAAGTTACTGCTGCATTATTAGAACAAGGTTTAGATCCTGAATCAGAAGAAGCTCAACAACAACTAGCACCAGATAATTTAAAATCATTGCCTGAAATAGAACAATTTTTTAAGAAAGATTATAGATCTATGGTAGAGCAATGGGCTACTCATCAACATAAAGTAGATACTGAAAGATTTAGAATGGATGAGCTAGAAGAAAGAGGTTTCCGTGATATGTTAATCACAGATAGAGAATTTTGGCATTTTCATATGATGGAGGATGATTATGAGGTAGAGCTTTGGAATCCTGTTCTTACATTCTATCACAAGTCACCAGATATTAGATATATATCTCAATCTAATTGGGTTGGTAAAACAGATATGCTTACTCCTGCAGATGTTATTGACAAATATGGATACCTAATGGATGATGAACAGTTACAGTCATTAGAAGCAATATATCCTATTAGATCTGCTGGTTATAATATAGGTGGATTACAAAATGATGGTTCATTTTATGATGGTACCAAATCTCATGAGTGGAATACTCAAATGCCTTCATTAGGTTATAGACAATATACATCATTTATGGCAGGTAATGTTCTTGATGGAAATGATGTTATAAATGAAATTCTTTCTGAAGGTGAAGATTATAATAATCAAGGTGATTTATATTTATTAAGGGTAAGTACTGTATATTGGAAGTCTCAACGTAAAGTTGGGCACTTAACTAAAATTGTTGAATCTGGTGAAGTAACAAATGAAATAATAACTGAAGATTATAAAGTAACAGATCAACCTATTTATGATACTCGATTATTTAAAAATAAAACAAAAGACAATCTTGTATTTGGTGAACATATAGATTGGATATGGATTAATGAAGTTTGGGGTGGTGTAAAAATTGGACCTAATATTTCTTCTTATTGGGGAATGAATAATTCTGATGGTTTTTCTCCAATGTATATTGGTGTAAATAGAAAAAAAATTGGACCTCTTAAGTTTCAATTTAAAGGAGATAATTCATTATATGGTTGCAAATTACCAGTTGAAGGAGCAGTCTTTTCAGATAGAAATACTAAGTCAACAGCACTTATTGACTTAATGAAACCATATCAAATTGGATATAATATAGTTAATAATCAGATTGCAGATATATTGGTTGATGAACTTGGTACTATTATTATGCTTGATCAGAATACTTTACCCAGACATTCATTAGGAGAAGACTGGGGTAAAGGTAATTATGCAAAAGCATATGTAGCAATGAAAAACTTTCAGATGCTTCCTCTAGATACATCTATTACAAATACAGAGAATGCTCTTAATTTTAATCATTTTCAAAAATTAGATCTTTCACAAACAGAAAGATTAATGGGTAGAGTACAATTAGCTAATCACTTTAAAAATCAAGCTTATGAAGTCATAGGAGTAAATCCTCAAAGGATGGGACAACAATTATCTCAAATGACTGCTACTGGAGTAGAGCAAGCTGCTTCTGCTTCTTATGCACAAACAGAAGTTTACTTTATACAACATGCTGATTATTTAATGCCAAGAGTTCATCAAATGAGAACAGATTTGGCTCAATATTATCATTCAACTACTCCATCAACAAGATTAACATATATAACTGGAAATGATGAAAAAGTTAATTTTGAAATAAATGGAACTGAACTTTTGTTAAGAGATTTAAATATATTCTGTACTACTACAGCAAATCATAGGGCAATTTTAGAGCAGTTAAAACAAATGGCTGTGCAAAATAATACTACAGGTGCTAGTATTTATGATATAGGTAAAGTTGTTCAATCTGATTCAATTGCTGAACTTAATACTGTTCTTAAATCTACAGAACAAAAACAACAACAACAAAAACAAGCAGAAATGCAGCAACAGCAGCAAATGCAAGAACAACAACTTCAACAACAACAAGAAATTGAAAAAATGAAAATTGATTCTGTTGCAGCTGAAAATGAAAAAAATAGACAAAGAGATATCTTAGTTGCTGAAATCAGAGCTGCTGGATATGGAGCAATGGCTGATATAGATAAAAATGAAATATCTGATTACAGAGATGCTATGAAAGATATAAAACAAACAGAACAATATCAACAGCAGACTGAATTACAAAGAAATAAACAAAACAATGACATGATTAAACATGGTCAAAAATTATCATTAGAAGAACAAAAATTACAAACACAAAAAGAAATAGCAGATAAACAACTTCAAATTGCTAAAGAAAATAAAAATAAGTATGATTCAGAAAAATCAAATAAAAAGAAAACTTAGTTAGCTATATAGTGCTAAAATTTTTTTTTATTCTTTTAAATTTTAAAAATTTATGCTTATATTAAAGTAACAAACCAATAAAAACCAACAAATGGAAACAAACAATAATAAACCTGATGAACAGGTACAAGATTCTACAACGGTAGAACAAATAGATGTAAATATTGATGAGATTTTTGGAATGCCAGGAGCAGAGAGTATTATGCTACCTGAAGAAGAAAAACCAAAATCTATGTTTTCTAAAGAAAGCAAGTTAGACACATCGTTCTTTGACAATAAAATTGATTCTGAAAAAAATAATCAAGAAATTAAGCCTGAAGAAATTGAAAGTACAATTAATGAGCTTAATGAACTTATCATACAAGAAGAAGATGCTGGTAATAAAGGTAGACCTAAAGTTGATAAATCTGGTCTTTATGAACTAGCACAAAAAATGATTGAAGATGGTGCATTAGTTCCTTTTGATGATGATAAAGATTTAGAAGAATATACTACTAAAGACTTTAGAGAATTGTTTGAAGCAAACTTTCAAGAAAGAGAAGCTCAAGTAAGAAAAAATGTCCCAAAAGAATTTTTTCAAGCACTACCACAAGAATTACAAATTGCAGCTAAATATGTAGCTGATGGTGGTACAGATCTTAAAGGTTTATTTAGAACTCTTGCCTATGTTGAAGAAATAGTTCAATTAGATCCTGAATCTACAGATGATCAAGAAGAAATTGCAAGACAATATTTAAGTGCAACTAATTTTGGTACATATGAAGAAATTGAATCAGAAATAGATGATTGGAGAGATTTAGGTAAACTTGAACAAAAAGCATTACAGTTTAAACCAAAACTGGATAAAATGCAAGAAAAACTTGTTGCAAGACAATTAGCAGAACAAGAAGGTAAAAAGAAACAACAAGAAGATGCTGCTAAATATTATATAGATAATGTTTATAGTACATTATCTATTGGAGAAGTTGGTGGAATTAAACTTGATAAAAAAACTCAAAGCTTATTATATACAGGATTAGTGCAACCTAGCTACCCATCTATTTCAGGAAAACCTACAAATTTATTAGGACATCTTTTAGAGAAGTATCAATTTGTAGAACCACGTCATGATCTTATTGCAGAGGCACTTTGGCTACTTGCAGATCCTGATGGATATAAAAATAAAGTAAGAGATATTGGATCAAAAGAAGCTACTGAAAAAGTAGTAAGACAATTAAAAACAGAACAATCAAGAAGATTAACTTCTTCTAGTAGTGGTGAAGAAGAAGAACAAAGATATACTTCTACAAGACCACAAAAAACAATTAAAAGACAAAACAATCTCTTTAAGAGATTTTAATTAGTAACAATTTAAATTAATATATAAAATGGCAACTCCAGTTTTAAACAATGGTATATTCCTCAGAGATACCGCTTACAATGCAAGTTCCCATGTGGATTCATACCACCTGGTGAATATGCTAAAAGATGCTGAACCTATGGATTTAGGTCCAGTAGACTTATGGGCTATGACTCAAAAAGTTGAAATGCCCCTCTATCAAATGTCATCATTTGGTGGTAAAAATGTAATCAATGTTGATAATGCTCGTGGAGAGTATAGATGGCAGACTCCTGTCGCCAATGATCTTCCTTACATTATTGAAGACATTGAACCAAATAATGCTTTTAAAGGTACAGATGGTTCTACGTTCCGTATTAAACTTAGCAGACGTGAGTTTGGACATGGTGATATTATCACTTATGACAAATACAACGGAGTTGAGATGTACATTACAGATGAGGATATTCTTCCTATAGGAGATGGTTTTATCTATACTGTTCAATTAGTTAACAATGATAACTTTAAATTTCTTGAGTCTAAGTATTTAACAAATGGTACTAAGGTATTCCGTAAAGGTTCTGCTCGTGGTGAATATGGAGAAAGATTCTCTGATATTACAACAAGAACTGGATTCCGTGAATTCTATAACTTTGTTGGTGGTGCAGAAGCTCATGTTCATTACTCAGTATCTTCTCGTGCAGACTTGATGATTAAAGGTGGAATGAATGCAGATGGTACAGTTCCTGTAACTGAGATCTGGAGAAACTTTAATGCTAACAATGATCCTTCTATCTCTTCATTAGAAGACATGGTTAAAGTTATGGGTAAAGATAAAGTAAAGAAAGCATTTGATAATGGTGATCTTTCTAGAACTTTCTTAACTCAAATGGAAGCTGCTCACTTATCTAAAGTTGCAACTGACATTGAAACTTACCTAATGTGGGGACAAGGTGGTAGAGTTCGTCAAGATGGTCCAGATGATATTAGATTATCTGTGGGTCTTTGGAGACAATTGGATAACTCTTTCAAAAGAGTATACAACAAAAATAACTTTACACTTGATTTGTTCCGTGGAGAAATTTATAATTTCTTTAATGGTAAAGTTGAGTTTCAAGGTCCAGATCCAAAAAGATCTCTAATAGTTCAAACTGGTATGGGTGGAATGAGAATGGTAAATGAAGCTATTAAGAGAGAAGCTGTTGCTTCAGGTCTTTTAATTCAAGCTGCTGACATTGGTGCTATCACTGGTAAAGGTATGGACTTGAACTTTGGATTTGCTTATACTTCATATGTAATTCCATTCTTAGCAAATGTTAAGTTTGTATTGAATCCTGCATTTGATAACATTCATACAAATGATATTGAGAACCCAATTATTGATGGTTTCCCATTGTCTTCTTATAGTTACATTATCTTTGACATTACTGATAATACTAATGACAATATCTACTTATTGAAGTTGTCTTGGGATAATCAATTAAAGTGGTGGTATCAAAATGGAACTATGGATTATATGGGACGTTCTCAAGGATTCCAGTCTTCTGGACAATTCAATGGATACCGTGTAATGATGTCTCAAACAATGCCAGCTATTTGGGTTAAAGATCCAACTAAAGTTCTTAAAATTGTTATGAGAAATCCAGTAACAGGTGGATCATTCTAATATAAATAATATCAACTAGAAAGGATGGGGAGGGGGAAACTCCTCCCTTTTTTTTAAATTTAATAACCAACAAATAAAAACCAACAAAACAATGGAAACAACAAATTTTACAATGGTAGAGGTAGGAGTAGGAAGTATTAAAAAAACTTCTATTGCCGTTAGACCTTACTTTGACAAACAATCAACTAACATGGGTTTAGAAGATTATGGTATGAGTCTCTTTGATGGAGTAACTCATAATGAGCAACTTGCATGTCTTGAAGCCAATGGGGTTATAAGATATATTACAGGGCTCAATGAATTTTCACCTGAGATTAAACTTTTATCTACTGAAGTAAGAGAAGCAAGAATTAGAGAAATAAGAAGTTC